GACATTGAGACCTTTCGGTACGATGTCGGGGTTCTCTTCGAGAAACGCTTTCACATTGGCTTGGTTGAGGCGCTTTTCCATAAACTCAGGAACTTCATGCTCAAGCACAAACTTGTGCATCTGCTCCCAGTCGCTGGTCCAATACCTTGTCTTTACCGAACGGTAAAAGAGTCCCTCAGAAGTCTTGACGCTTTCGACGCCATGCTCTTTGCAGTATTCGAGTAGGGCGGTCTTCACCTTATCCATCTGCTGGTTAAGGCTAGATTCCTTCTCTTTGTACTCCGCTGATAGCTTGGCTTTTTCGTCGCGGATCTTTAGATAAACGCGTGTTAGCTTCTCAGCTAACCCTGCTTCTTCGCTCATTTGAGTCTCCTTCGCACACGACACAAGTGTCGGGTTTTTCACTTTACTTACACGTTATGAGCTAGTCAAGCAGTTCTTTGTATAAATCGATCATTTTTGTGTGTACGTCTATTCTACTGTCTAGTAGTGAGTAAACACGCTTTTCTACGGGTGATCCTTGCAACTGCACAACCGTGCATTTGTGATCTTGCCCTGATCGATGTACACGAGCGTTGGCCTGTGCGTAAGTTTCGAGGGAGCTGGTCGGTCCCCACCACACCACAGTGTTTGCGGCTGTTAGGGTGACACCGTGTGCCGCTGACTGCGGCTGGATAACAAGGACACGAGGGTCGGCTTGTTCTTGGAATTGTTTAAAGATAGCTGTCCTGTTGGGTGCTGACACGTCACCACGTATGACTTCAGTCGTTATGCCGTCCGCCCGTAGTTTGTCAGTCAAGATATCAATAGTGTGTTTGAACGGTACAAACACCAGCACCTTCTTACTGCTCTCATCAATAACCTCGCGCAGTACCTTGTAGCGGTGCTTGATATCAAACTCTAATGCCTCTCCATCATCGGTGTAGACTGCACCGGATGCGATCTGCAAGAGCTTACTCATGTTGATAGCGGCGTTAGCGGCGGTGATCTCTTCACCTGCGGCTTGTATAACAAGTCTCTGCTTGAGGTCGTTGTAGTATTTGTTCTGCTGACGCGTTAGTTCTACTTCGCGTTTGGTGTACACCATCTCTGGCAGATCTAAGCACTCTTCTTTGGTAAACCGTATGGCTGGTTGCAGAGCTTCGTACACTGTCTGCGTGGCGTTGTCTTTAGGTATCCACTTAAACTGCGTGACCTTGTGCATCACCATGTCGCGGAAAGAACTAAAGAATCGTGGCACACCTGCGGGGTTCACCATCTTGGCAAGCCCGTAAGCATCGAGGGGTGACTGTGCGGCTGGCGTACCTGTCATCATCCATAGCCACGTCTTATCGTCCAGTAATTTAAATAGGGTCTTCCACCGTTTGGTCTGCGGGTTCTTATAGTGTGTCGCCTCATCAATGATGATGCAGTCAAACCCACCGTTCATAATCTCATCAAGTACGATTTCTACACCGTCGTAGTTAATGATGACGTACTCAGATCCTTCGTTAATGATCTTCTTGCGCTTCTGCTTACTACCATAGGCAACTGACACAGTTCGGTGCATAGCAAAACTAAACAAGTCATTACGCCATGCACTATCCATGATGGATAGCGGACATATTATAAGTACCCGTTGTATTTTCCCTTGCTTCATCAAGAAGTCCGATGCCCAGATAGCCGAGGCAGTTTTGCCTGTACCCTGCTCGTTGAAGCAGAAGGCTCTTCGGTTCATGGTGAGAAAGGCGGCGGTGTCTTTCTGGTGGTCGTATGGTTTGTACTGACCGGGCCAGTCGTAACGTCCTTCAATAGGTGATGGGACGTTTATATTTAAATTCTTTAGGGTGTGAGCTTCGTCTACCCCCCAGTTGACGACGACTTGGTTATCCGAAAGTTCCTGACTTTTCGGCAATATCGTCGTTACTTTGTTTGGGTTGCGTAATCGTAGCAATAGAGCCTTGTTCTTTAACACTTGCACGGGGTTCTCCATATACACCACGCTCTTTTACAGGCGTGTGATTTTTTCTTTTGATCATTTTTAGTTGTCTGTTTGCAGACCGCACCATCAACGGTAGGTCTTCTAGTTGGAACTCATCAAGGTAGTCGGCGAACTCAAGAGAGAGGTTAGATGCAACCTCATCCTCTCGATAATTTGCCAGTAGGAGGAGCCTTGCTCGCTCCCATATAGCCAAGGGAAACGCCATTACTTGTTTCTCCGTGGCCCACGGCTCAGACGACCACCACCTGCACGGTTACGGCTACGACTCTGGATAGACACGCCATCCTTGTTAGAGCCACCGCGTGACAGTGGCTTCTTGTGTGCCACATCTTTACCCTCACGCTTGTCAGCCTTGCCATTCTTGTTAGCGTCTTTACCTGTCTTGTCGATCTTACGGCGTGCACGCTGACGCTCCATACGATCATTGTGTTCGTTACGCTTCTTCTGGAGCTGGTACTCTTTTTTGTAGTCGCGTTTCTTTTTCTCAGCCATTAGTTACTCCCGTTGTGTACACATACTGTTACTGGACAGTGGCGCTTACATAGACCACTCGGTCGAGCATTCCATACGTTACGCTTCTCAGCCATCTGCATGATCGAGTAGATGTTTGTCCACTTAGTCCACAGCATACTCGCATCGGAATCGGCGTAGCTATCTTTTACTAGGTCATTACTCACAACAAACAATAGTCCAGCCCGTACGTGTGTGATCTTGGGGTAGTGTGCGAACACTAGGAGAGCCATCAACTCTAGCTGTCCTTTGTCTGCGTACTTCGCACTCTTACCTGTCTTGTAGTCAATCACCCATGCCAACCCGTCTTCTTCGTTGATAATCAACAGGTCAGCAATACCTCGATACCAAACCTCACGATCGTAGAAGCCACACGGTAACAAGTTCTCAGTTACACCCAGCTTCTCCTCGCACAGCTTCACACCTTTCTTGGCATTGAGTGAGTCAAGCATGTCTTGTGCGTAGTCAAACATCTTGGGGAGCGGAGTGCCGTCTCGGATATATTCTTCAGCGGCGGTATGGAACGCATTGCCGTAGCGAATAGCTTCAGTCTCAACGAACGGATACTCTTGAAGGATCTTCTCGTGATAGAACTGTTTAGGACACTGCTCAAAGGCTTTCGCCTTGCTAAACGACCACGGCGCTATACTCACTCACAATCTCCATACGACCTACCTGTGCCACTCTCGCAGTCGATAGGTAAACCCGCCGCCCATGTTGGGACTTGGCGCATACAATCTTCGATGTAAGCCTGTGCTTCATCTACTTCTTCGTCGCGTACACAGGCCACAATCGAGTCGTGAACTGTTAACACAACGCGATATCTCTTGCTAATTTGTAGCATCTGCTCACCAATTATGCAACGCGCTACTGCTTGGCATAGGTTCTCTGTAGCCTTTCCACCGTAGATACGGGTTCGACCTCGACGGGTCTTGTAGCTGTACTCCAAACCATTCTCGGTCTGTTCTGCTGATAAGTCGTTATACCGTAGCAACAACCCTGACGGTAATCTGACAGCACGTTCCGACCCCAACACTTCCAGTACCCCAGCCTTGCCAACCTGTAAGGTGTCACCGTTAGCCATATACCGAATCATGTTCTGACAGTTGCGCCACAGGTGGTTGATCTTCCAGTTGGACTCACGGTAGATGTTTATGATGCGACGAGCCTCATCGAGATCTACTTCAAACCCAAAGTTCTTTAGCTGTGCTTGGAACTTGACCGCTCCCATGCCGTAGCCAGCACCAAGGATCGTGGTCTTACCAACAAAGCGTTGATCTTTTGTCACGCTTTCCTCTGCACATCCATAGATCCGAGACGCCATTTTGACGTAGACGTCCTCCCCCGCATCGAATGCCGCTGTAAGGTCGTCCTGTTCTGCCAGCCATGCCAACACCCTTGCCTCGATCTGTGCGCTATCTGCATCAATGAGAGTGAAACCTTTGGGAGCTAAGATACTTTTCTTTAACTTCTTACCATTTGGTCCACGGCTTGGAAGGTTTTGCATGTTGATCTTGTCGTCACCACCCCAGCGTCCAGTGTGTGCGGCGTAATAACGTACGGGTACAGGCAAGGTGCCACGTTTACCTATGTCGATAAATCTCTGCGTACGCGTCTCTTCCAACGTACTTTTATTACCCAGCCGTGCGGCTACCACTGCTTGGACACGTGCATCCTCATGGTCAGACAACGCCTTGAAGTCTTCATGAGACTTAGCGAACGCGTAAGTTTCTTTACCTGTGGTTGCGCTGATCTTCATAGGGGGCTTTACACCTAGCCCCTCAAGCACTTCGGCAAACTTCGGGTT